TTGCTATTTTCGTCGAAGTTGAACACAACCTTATTGGTATCTGTTCCTGACGAGTTTTTCACAAGTGCGGTATATTGATGTGGTGTGGCATCCGATAAGAATACCCCTGCGGTTCCGCTGGCGGTAGTGGTACCGTCCATCAATGTTCCTGTCAGTTCTACAGAACCTTGGGAGCAATAAAAGATTGCTGCCAGGGATCCCGTGGGAGACTCTTCCAGGTTTGACCCGGATTCTACAAGGAACAATCCATAAGCGCCTCCGTTGGCGAAACCAGCGTTCATTTCGGATGTGTTCGTTGCCCATCCCGCTCCGCCGTTTAGCGTCGGGTTTGCATCTTCGATACCTGCCAACTTAACAATCGTAGCAGGACTTCTATTTCTCAAATAAGCTTGTGCGGCATACGTTCCGTATGCTGGTGCGGAGACATTGGGTCCGCTTCTCCAGACATCGCTGCTTCCTGCGCCATAAATAGGATTACCAAAAGTCTCAACAAAATCCGCCATCGAACTAACTTGAACCGGCACCATTGATGGTCCCTTTTCCGCTCTAGTGATAATTACTGGTCCTACAGCGTTTGGTAGTTCTGGCAGTTGTGAGTTGTCAATTTCGTCAACAAAAACTCCAGGGGATACAAATTTAAATTTCTGTGCCGTCATGGTTTTCTGTTCTCCTCTTATTATAAAATATACATTGTGTTTTTTAGGCGCTTCTTTTCCTGATGTAAATAGTTTTTAGAATTTCAAAATGCTCTTTTTTATTCTCTATACTTACCCCAGTTATCTGGGTGGGTTGGGTCATCTCCCATTATTACCCTTTCCCTAGAGAACTTAAACTCTACAGCGTTTTCTCTCTCGACGATGTGAGGTTTCTCCTGGTTATTGCCGGATCCAATTAGGTTTCCGAGTACCTTCACTTCAATCGATGTTTGATATATCCTCTCTTCCTCGGCGAGGTCAGCAATATTATTCTCTTGGGAATAGGAGGACTGAAGGAATGCTTCATATCGATGGCCATTTTGGCGCAAAATAAAACTATTAATTCCACCTGTCGCTACCATAAATGGCTGGCTCATTTCGTTAATCTGTTGCTGGTATTCGCCTCTCAAAACAATCTTATACATGGCAGTCACATATACCGGAATAGGGATGGATTTGTGAGTGTATACAATCTTGTCATTCTTCGGACTCACTTTGAAATTTAACTGACCATATGTCTTTTTGGCATCTGCATTCTGAAAATTCTTTGTCTTATTTTGGTTGATCACGTTGGTGAGAGGGATTGAACCTCCACGGTAATCGTTGACTGGAAACACATTCGCCTGAAGCGATCCTTTGAATGACAAATCTTTCTCAACGCTCGTCCTCTCTACTGTTATTATGGGAAAGATAAGTGCGCCTTCTTTATCTCGCAAATTCTTATCCGACTTCGACTGATGGGCTCTTTCTCCTGTCACCCAAATCACTGGTATTTTCATCCACCCGCGATTAGTGTTGGAGAAGACATTCACCCCCTCATTCACCCAGTTAAAAACTGCCGTATCTATCGTCTCCAGGTTTGACGGTTCTAAAATTGTAACTTTTTCATTCTCGTTGTTGTCAGGCATATATCATCTCCCTAGATCTTATAAAATGGACTTGGATACCATGTGCAATCTTCGTTAAAGTACCACTTATTAGAAATAATAAATGGACCGACTGGAGATGGCCCTGCATCCGAAAGGTAGAACTGATATCCGTTGTATTTGCATGGTTCTGCCACAAACTCTTCCAAAGTCCTGTAGTTCAGAGAATCGACTTCTGCCGCAGAAAGGGTTGGCACACATATCTTGCAATCATCTGGTATCGTAAGAACCTCAATGTTGACAATCTTTTCTTGTGCCAATTTAAATTTATCTATTGAAACCTGTGGGAGTGTTGATTCCTCAAACACCCCATCCCTAGCGCGAATACACTTTGCCGCTATCTCCATCTTATGCTCCACCTGACCAAATAGTTCTCGGGGTTGGGATAGTGTTACTATCTCATAAAACAGATTGCCATATAGGACAAAATCGCCTTCCTGAACCTGTAAATCCTGATCTTCCGTCAGTCTTCTTTTATGAAAATTAATGGTGATACTCGATCTCCTATCAATGCCGAGATTTGTAGTGTTTGTCGTGCTTCCCTCCCACGAGATCAAGGCATTTACTTTTATGGGGGATAGGAAATTCTTATGAATCGCCTCGCCATATAGTGGGTGATAGTTTGTGTGCTTCATGCTCACAGGGTAATAAATAATCCCCTGCCCAATGACGCGCTCAATGAGTTCGTCATTAACCTGCTTGACCAAGTTCCTTTCTGCTGCGCCGAGGAACATGGGGGGAGGTGGGTTGGTTGGTTGTTTCCAAGTAATATCTTCTGCCACTGCCTATGCCCTCTATCCTGTAAAAATTATCATTGGAATTTTTGCCTGTAGATTCTCAGTGTTTTCCATCATCTCTGCGTCAGTGGCAATCAACTTATCGTAAGTCATATCATCTAGGACTGTCTTCAGTTCATCTCTCAACGCGGCCTGCTCTTCCTTCGCTTGCGACAAGAGTGCGTCGCCGTTTAGCGTAACAGACTCGCCTGGGATTGGTATTGTCGTAAACTTGTTCCTTATGAGTCCTAGCATTTCCTTACAAAGAGAGAGAGCAAATCTTCGGATCCACTGCTTCCCTATTGAGTTGATGTTGTTGTATGGAATGTTGGCGAACGGGAGGGTGTTCATGTTGTTGATGCCTGAAGCACCCGTATCAAGACCTGCATCATCAAAGAGAGGATCTGTATCTATTGTAAATTCAAACCAAACCTTTGTTACCCAATCTGTACCAGGCACAGGGTATAATCTAATTTTGTTGTTTCTTATCTCATAAGAGTAGTGAGAGGTTCGTGTACTGAGCATATCCTCGTATGCCATCGCTTGGAGTTTGTTTTGCCATACAGGAACTACTTGCCAAGTGCTGTCGTCGGAATATTGCCCATAAGTGCCGAGATTCCCTATTGTGTTTATGCCGCCATAGTATCCGAAGAACCTCCAGAAAGAACGTGGAGATTTATAAAACACCTTTTGGATATTCGCCTTCTTACCCACATCTAAGTTCTCATAAGGTACTCCGCCGGCGGCAGCACTAGACGAGATGATAGACTGTAGGTCGTAATCTTGGACACCATCCACTATATCTATGGAGGCAGAATAGAAAGTCGCGTTGCCGCCTACCTGCGCCTTCTCGGAGGCGGCCGAAGCGAGTGCGTTAGCATATCCCAAATCAAAACGCGGATATCTTAACTCTGCTCCCGTACCGCTCAATTGATTGAGGAGATCTCCTGCCTGTAGTTCTCCGTCGCTGTCGAAGGTGCCGGTTGTTTGACCCATCAGGTTGGATAGAGTATTCTTTGATTGGTGGATATTGACTATATAGGAATATTCTAAAACCGCCTCTTCATAGGCAGCGTATACGTTGTTCGCAGTAAGTTCAATATCGAGTACGTCGCCACCGAGTCTCCGATAAGTGAATGCCACTTGGTCTACTGCGCCTGAAATGAAATCAGCATTGGTATATACGCCGAATGGAAGCGATCCGGTAACATCCGCCTTTACGCCGGTTGATGGTAGTACAATAGCACTTACAGTTGAAGATGGTGATAGAGTAGGGACTGCCACATTATTTCCTCCCAAGGATTACACCTATAAATAGTCAGGGGACAAAAGAAAAGAGCCTCCGAAGAGGCTCTTATCTTTTTTATGTTGTCTCGCTAATCTTAGCCAAGAAGATCAGTCACAACAACAAGTCCGTACATGTCCGGTCGCACCATCTTCTTGGCATACCGAGTCATCACGCCTTTGCGAGGCACGAAGTCTTCAGTACCGAAGATAGTTGGTGTCGTTTGGAGGGGCACATAAGGAGCATACACATATCCACTTTCGAGGAATGAGTTTCCTTTACGTCCAACCAGAACAACATTTCGTGGGAAATAGGGGTCTACATAGACATCCCATTTCTTGGAAAGACTACCGACATTCACAGCACCCGTTGTTCCTCGATCATCATCGTGGGTTACGGTTGCTTTGAAACCAGCAGTAAACTCAAGA